CTATAAACCACAGCTTAGAGACGGTATTCGGGCCTATAGTGATGGTGCAAGCGCTATCAAGAGTTCCAGTGTATTTGAGAAACAAAGACCTGCCGGGATCAGTAGAGCCATCGGCAATAGTAGTAGTATGAGTATCAGCGTTAGTCGTGATCGCTTCTGTGCCAAAACTAAATGCCTCTGCAATTAATTCAAGGTTAGTATTTGTGCTTGTACCCCAAGTTCCTGCCTCGTCTCCAGTGGCGATTTCCTTCAGCCGCAGGTCATTTACATAAGTTGCCATTTACTTTCTCCGACTTTTAGCCTTTGGCTTTTTCATAGAAGCCACATGCTTTTTTAGTACATCCGCTTGTTTCTTATGCGTCTTAGATGCTTTTTCTAAGCCTTTAATCACTTTTTTTACTTTGCGCACCATTAAGCTACCTCTTCCCAATCAGGTGTTTGAGTTGTTGAAACCTCAGACCAACTAGGTGTTTGACTCGTTGATATGGTTGACCAACTAGGCGTCTGGTCGTTATCAACAAGACCCCATACATTTGACGTATTAGTTGCGCCAGTGCCACTAACGCCAGTAGGCACAACGACTGAAGTGCCTGTAACCGATACGCTGCCGACGCTCGCATTCGCAGACACGCCTGTAAGGCTGAGATTGGCAATGCCAGTAACCGTGACTGAGCCGATAGACCCTGTCGCAGAAATACCCGTAGGACTGACAACCGCTGCACCAGTAGCTGTAACCGTGCCTGTTGAACCTGTTGCAGAGACTCCGGTAACTGATGCGTTGGCCTCTGCATCAACAGTGACCGTTGTGACAGCGCCCGTACCAGAGACACCAGTTGCAGTGACGTTAGATGTTCCCGTAACCGATACAGACCCAACAGACCCTGTTGCAGATATTCCTGTGACTGGCGCATTTGCTGCCGCCGCAACTGTGACTGACCCAACCGCTGACGTTCCAGAAACGCCTGTGACAGAGGTATTTGCTTCTGCGTCAACGGTGACTGTCGTAACAGCACCTGTGCCAGAGACGCCCGTAGGCTCAATAACATCTGGCTCGTTCCACGCGCCTTCGCCCCAAGTTCCTCTGCCCCAGCCATTAACAATTGCCACACGCTATTTCCTGTGCCTTGCTGTTTTCTTGGCTATCTTTTTAGGCTGCTTAGAGTGCTGTTTACCTTTCTTTGTATCTGCTCGCTTCTTTCTTGTAGTGGCAGCATATTCTTTATCTGACAATGCCTGACGGGCTTTTTTGGGTAAGTAACGCTCGCCAGTGGCTTTTTTGCCCTGAGTAGATGGCTTGCCCGACTTGGTTCCCCAGTCTTGCTTAGACCACTTCTTTAATGACTTCTGTGATTTTTTTAAGGCCATTACTTACCTTTATACTTAGAGCTTTTGCGCTTCTTGCCATCAGACCTTGCAATCAGCCCACGGGCCTTAGCTTGAGCGCGTTCACTTGCGCCAAGCTTTTTACCACTTCGCAACTTCTTTTTAATGGTTTCAACTTTTGCGACCATTGCTCTTCCCCTGTTGTTTGCGTATGGCCTCTTTGCCTTTTCTTGCTATCTCTGCCTGCTTTGGCTTTTTTGCAAACTTCGCCCTTTGCTCTAGAACAGTCAATATCTGTATCTTTCTAGCAAAAGGCTTCTTTATTCTTTTAACTTTTGCCACAGTGTCGCGTGCGTCTTTTACAGTCGCATACTTGATGCCCACCGTATCTTTAGGATTTTCATCCGTATACAGCCTTCGGCCTGAACCCTTTGGTTTTTTGCCCGTACCCTTTTTGGGATCGGCCATCAGTCTTTGTATCCGCCACCAGCTTTTTTATATTGAGCCGCCAACATCTGGGCTTTACGCGCCGACCACTGCCCCGGCTTTCCGCCTTTGCCTCCAGCTTTTATCTTATTAAACAGTCGCTTACGCATGGTTGGCTTAGTGTAGTTGCCAGCTTCATTGACTCTTGATTTAGCCTTTTTGCCAGACTTCATTGCAATAGGCTTTTTCGCTACAACCTTCTTCACCGCCTTACGCGCAGGCTTTTTAACTGTTGGCATAATTACCTTCCTACTGGTTATGACTTTGATCTTGTTGCTGTTTTACCCACTCCAAATACTCTTTTTCGGTCATCTGCCGCTGTTGAGCTTGTTGGGCCACAGCATATCAGGCGATTCTTATTATCGCGTTTGAAGCATCTGCCGTAGGAAACTGAATGGTAAAGTCTCCTGCTGTGCTAGTCTTATCACCGCCAAACGCCAAGCTGCAAACCGCTGGATCACCTGATGCAGAGTCATTGAATATGAGAGCACCATTCGCAGTTATTGTGGCATTTGAAAATGTTAGGTCTGCAAAGTCTGTAAGAGCAGTAGTCCCTGATGTGCTTGGATCTACGCGAGTTAGTGAAGCACCTTTTGCAGTGTAGTTGGTGCCACTAGCTTCGTTTGAAGTTGTGTAAGCGGTTGTACTAGCGTTTAATGTCGCGCTGCTTGTGTAAAGCGCAAGATTGAACGTGCTGCCTCCACTGTTCTTAAAGTTATGCACTGCCTCTAAAAGCTCCTGCTTGAAGCTGGTACACATAGCTGTTGTGATGCTCATTATAATCTCCTAATAATTTCAGCCATTTCACTCTGGCCTTGTGCTTCAAGTTCACCAATAAGAGTTGTCCTGTCACTCTGTATTGCTTGCTTAATATAGTATTCAACGACCTTTAAGACTGATTCCTTAAAAGCTCTTGCTTGCTCTGCTATAACTGGGTGGCAATCTCCACCAACACTTACAATTCTATTGGCAGCAGACTCAGCCCAAAACTCAGGGCTGTGACCTTTGTTGCTTGTAGTGGAGACAGAAACGCTTCCTATTTCAAGGCTTGATGCTTCAAACAACACTATCTAGCAGCCCTCACAGCGCCTGATCTATAACTGTCTGTTGTGTTGTATCCTTCGCCCAATGCCTTCAAGTCTTCTAATGCTTCGTTATATCTAGTTGAGTACAACTGAAGAAGATCAGGTTCGCCCTTCAAAAATGTATAGGCTTCAACTAAAGAGCCATAAAGCAGAGCATTTTCCGCATTAGTTCCAAGCCAGCTTGTGCCATCGCTCGCAACCGTTATTGACTCAGGTTTGTAAAAATAATGTATCTCTGCTGCAAAGTTGCCATTAGGCGTTGGCCCTAAGATAAACACTTGTTCATTGAACAAAGCGTAGTGCTTTGGCACACCCGTAGTTGCAGCAACAGGGTATGCTTCGCGAATAAAGTTAACGTCTTTTCTAATCAAAAACTCATAACCGCTGTTGTCTATAGACAAAGAGTATGTAGCTAAAAAATCAGAAGGCACAGCCAAGTAAGGGTTTGACTGTGTAGTTGTGCCTGTTGCGTTCTTTCTAAAATCAGGTAGCTGAACCGACTTGAGTATTCGCTCTTCTGCCTGCGTAATTATTGTGGGCAGATCGTTAACGAATGTTGTTTCTGTCGTTTCTAAATAATCTTGTATGGCGCTTTTTAGCGTTGTAAATGTAAAAGCCATTAACCTGTACTCACTGTTACTGTGCCAACGCTACCAAACATCTCTAGCCCAACCTGCCCCACAGGATCAAACGAAGACAGTAATCTGCTTTCATCTAAACCCTGATCTGGCCTTGGGTTTCTTAACGCTTGGGGATCATCCATTCTAATGCGCCCAAGCTTTAATTGAGGCTGATCGGGGCTATTAACATCTTTTCCAACCAATAAGCCAGTTGGCCTGCCATCAACTATTTGCGGGACAAGGTCTTTTAATGGATACCTAAACCCAGTTAGATCGCAAAATCCAAAAGCATGTTTACCGCTTGCAAAGGCGCTCATGCTACAAGCTACTTGATATAAACGGAGCGACGTACAAGGAAGCTTTCTCCCTATCTGCGTCGGCAGCTAAGTTCCACTGTTCTTCGTAATCAGCCTTTAATACAGCAGAACGATCACTTGCTGTTGGAAACTTCAAAGTTAACTGATACGCAAGGCCAGCAACTAAACAGGGCAAAAACCTTGCTGGAACGTCCATATTGTTTGATGCGGCAGAGCCTGCATCGTCTATACGCTCAAGATAATAATAAACCAGTGTATAGGTAGATTTATCTGGAACAGGCCAAAGGTTTACGGTGATCTGCGACGGCGCTTTGTCAATCTGATACTGCAACGGCTTGCTTTCAGAAAGCTTGTTTGAAAGATGCGCGTATTGGCTTACAGATATCCTAGTCAATGTTTGATCTTGCTGCGTAGAAGTATTGCCAGCGTTAATACGAACAAACGCCTCTATGATGTCAAATATCTTTGCATCAAGAGCATAAGCTGAAGTGCCAGAGGTCAAGGCTTGTGTGCCTTCTTTGACAGTCCATAAGTTAAGACCACGGTTTTGCCACTCAAGCATTAGCAAATTTATGCTTCTGCGAGCAGTCCTGTAATCGTAGCCACTACGAAGTTCTAGTCCAGCACGCTCAAACGCTTCTTCCATAGCATCAGAAAGGTCTAAGTTAAACGCAAATGTACCGCTTACAGCCATTACGGCCTCCTAGCCTTTGTCTTTTTTTTGGAAACCCGCTTCTTTTTAGCAGGGGCATTCTTTATTTGCTTGCCCATTTGCGCTCGACTAATAGCCATTAGCCTTTACCAAACTTTTGTTTTTGAGACTTGGGTGGGGATTTCTTGCTGCCACCCTTGCCGCTCCAAAAAACCTTGTTCGCCCAGTAGGCGGCACTAGTTTTTCCTTTAGCAATGTTTTTGCCGTGTCTGGCCTTGAAGCTCTTACGAGCCTCTGCGCTATAGTTGTGACCCATCTTTTGATCACCAAAACGAATGATCTTCATTTTGCTCCCGTCACGCACTGCAACAACAGCTTTTTTTGATGGATGGCTAGGAGTTCGCTTAGGCTTGTTGAGGCCTTTTAGCCCAACCTTTTTGAGTCTGTTTTTCTCAGCATCAGTTAAGCTCATTTCTTTCTAGCCCTATTTTTTGATCTAGACTCTACCCGAAGATTCTTCTTCTTGTTATTTAAGGAGTTTCCATCCTTATGGTGAACGTCTTTGCCGTCACCCTTTTTGACCTTACCAGCAGCAGCCATCTTCCGTCTTGCGGCGTTACGCCCCGCACGACGTTTCTTCTGATCAGGCTTTGAATGGAAATCCTTGTATTCTTCTTTGTAGTTTCTAGCCACGGCTACTACTAATATCTTTTGCGAACCTGCATGACAATGTTGTACACATCGCCGTTAGAATGACCCACTGTAGTAAATTTTATATCACCAGTGGTGCCGCTCGCTTCTGTATCTGGGATGCCGCTGAAGTCAGTGAAATCAAGCGTATCAGACCAATCCGCGTTTAGCTGCCAAGCAAGCACATCAGTAGTTGCATCAAAGAATATCTTTACACCCATACCAATGCATGAGTAATAGATCTTCTGGATGACAACAGAGGTACAAGTCGCACCAGTCATAGGGTCAGCAGTAAGAGCTGATACGTCAATTTTTGTAACCGCGCTTTCGCCACTACCATCACTAACATTTGTAAACCTGAAAATGGCGGTGCTGCCGCCATCCTCAATGGTTTGTGTTGCTACTGCGTCAGCCATAATTGCCTCCTACTATTGGTCAGCAAATGCGGGGGCAGTTGTGCTTGTAACATTTCCGAAGATTTGATAATTCGTCGTGTTCAAACCAACAATGGTTACGTCAAACCCAGCAGGAACATTTAATTGAATGCTGCTGTTTGAGCTTCCATTGGAAAAAACACTACTGATTGAGTCACCATCTGTATCCAATAAGGTCACACCGCCAATGTAAAAATTGGTGTTTCCGGGCGTGATGATAAGTGCATCAGTTGCGTCAGCAGCACCACCTGCGTAAACAAACCTAAACACAGACCCAGCGATAGGCGCTGGTAACGTGTAGGTGTTGTCTTGTCCGCCATCAGGAACAAGCAGTATTCGTCCGCTGTGGGTGGCGTTGGTTAAAGTTACATTGCTATCGGCAAGGCTAACGGGGCCGTCACCAACAGTTATAACCTCAGTAATAGCACCAGAGGTGCTGTTTTTGCTTACAGTTTTGAAGGTGCTTTCAGAACGAACCGCACCCGTGAAAGTCGTAGTACCCATTGTAGTCTCCTGTCTGGGTTAGTCTAAATGTTTCATGTGAAACAATTAGTCAGGAAAAAGAACAAGGGCCACCCGAAAGTAGCCCTGTTCAAAGTTACGTCACTCTAGCTAGAGCCGGGAGATCCGTAAATTCCCAACGGATCTGATACGCCGAACGAGTATCGTTCGCGAGCTTTATATCTCACGTTACCCGTATCGAAGTCTCCGTCCATGCTCGTTTCCAGAGCGGTACGCTCAAACATCTTCATGCCATTCGGTACATCAGTCATGATGAAGAAGGCATTGCTGTCAGTCAAATAGTGATTAACAGCATATCCGCCGGGGATTGCACCCATGTTACGGATGGCGTTCAAGTCGTTGTCAGCAGTGCCAACGCGCTGAGTGGTTTCAAGCAGGCGATCTGCTGTAAACATCAGTGCAGGAGGAACAACCAAACTACGAGGACGGGCTGCGATAAGCAGACCACGCTCATCAGTGAACGCTGCAATCTCAATGATTGCTTGTTCAAGCGATGTCTCGTTCAAGTCAGCACCAGTAGACGGACGGTTGGAGTTTGTTCCACCGTTGACTAATGGGTGCGAAGCGTTAAACAACGTAACACCATCTCCAGATTGGAAACTGGTGAAACCATTGTTAAGCGGATTCGCTGCTTTAACTTGCTTGGTGTAGGCCATAGCCCGTGCCAAAGCTTTTGTGTAGCGAGCAGAAAGAGAATCGTAAAGATTGTCTTCCATCGCTTCCTCGGTTATAGCAAAGCCCATCGCTATCGTTTCGTGATTATAGCGAGCCGTATAGCTTTCTTGCGCTGAATCGTAAGAGATTGCAGAGCCTTCAGCCTTAACGGGAGCAGCACCAAAGCCGCTCAACTTCACTTCTTCTTCAAAGCTACGATCAGAACTTTCAGTCTCATAGATGAGAGTGTGTTCGTCTTCGTATTTTTCGTACTCCAAACCAAATAAGGCGTTAAGCCCCGGCAGGAGTTCTTTAAGCATTTGCGCTCTTGAAATTGCCATTGCCTAGTTCTCCTTAAACGCCGAGCTTGGTTTCGTAAGCGTGGCTCAAAGGCAAGTAGGTAACGATACAATCTGTGAATGCATCGCCTACAGTGCTGGTTGGGCCATCTACGAAATCAACGACACGCAGTGGTAATGTATTGGTCGTAGCAATAGAACCGCCGTCTAGGGCGTTCTTGCTTCGTCCGATGGAGGTTGATCCAGCAGTATTAACTGCTGAGATGTTGTTTCCTAATCCGGTTTGAGCAATAGCTTCGTCACCTTGCATACGGAACAACAACTTAGGATCGTCAACGACATAAGCAACAATGTCATCAGCAGCAGTTGATGCTGGGAATTGCTGGTTAAATGTCATCTGGTTTGTGCTGGGATCAGTGTAAGCGCAGCCTACAAAGATGCCAACGGTGCCAGCAACAACAGAGGTTGTTACAGCGGCTTTTTCAACGGTGCCAGCAGCAACCAACTTTACAAAATCGCCATAAAAAATAGCAGTTCCATAAGCGTTGGCGATCTTAATGTGACGAACCTTGCCCGTAAATGAGCCGCTCGCACTTAAAGTATCAACTGGTTCAGCACCCATAGGGGTTGCAGCGGTAGCCATAGTGGCCTCCTCAAGTTAATCAACCAACCCCTTGCCAGAGGTTAGTCCTTACCAAATGAAGACACCCGTGTGCTTCGCTCTGGGTTGAGCAGAGGCATACGAGGGTCGTTTTCGCGCAAGAAATTATTGTCCACGGACTGCATTTGATTATCAGCTACCTGTTCAAAGTGCTTAGTGCGAGCATCCATTCTGGCCTTATCGGCCTTGCATAGAAGCAACCCACCCACCTCAATATTGCCCTCAAACTGAGATCCAATATCAGAGGAAAGCATAAGCTCAGGATGATCCTCTGCCTTTACAGGCGTCCAACCTTCCCGAAACATTCTAGACACATGAACATTATCTGATTCACCAAGGGTTTTAGTTCTTACCCACCGAAACACCCAACCGTCTTGCGGTTTAGGATCAGGCAGAATAGAAGCTGGAATCCATGAATCACTAGGTCTTGCAGACGCTTCTCGCGTCTCGTTTTCTCTTGGGGTGCGCTCTTCAGTCACTGTTTGCCCTCCTTGATGAGTTGCATTGCGTACTGTTCATTGGTAAGCCCGATACGCTTGGCGAGAGCAATCTGGCTGGCCGTTAGCCGTACTTTGCGCGGTTTAGCACCGTTACTCCTTGAGGAGGGTGCCACCACCGACGAAGGCTGACTAGCAGTCACGGACGCGCTACGGCCATCTGTATCGCTTGAATCCTGCCAGTCAAAGTCTGGATACCGTTGACGCATGGTAGCGTCTATGGTTTCAAAGTATTCCGTTGAGTTAGGGGCCACACCTTTCTTAACTAAAGCGGTGTGAACACCATATGCGGTGCTGGTCATCTCTTCATAACCATCGCGCATAAACCAAGGGTTGTTTGCTGCCCATTCTTGAGCTTGTGGCTCAACTTGGGGTTGAGCTTGCGGTTGAGCAAACTGTTGCTCCCTTGCCAATTGTTGCTGATAAACCTGCTGTTGGTACGCATCATCCGGCACGTTGACAGGCTTTTTAGCTAACGCCTGCTCGTACTTGTCTGCTTCCGTAAGCTCTGATTGCGCCCTCATAAGGCTTTCTTGAGCGGCAACAACATTATCTGTGTCACCTTCTTCGTAAGCCTTCTTGTACTGCTCTCTTGCAGTCTCAAGGGCCAACTGAGCCTTATCTTTTATCTGGCTTATCAACGCCGCTTCACCGCGATTAATCAAAGATTCGTATTCTTTGTTCTTTGCGGTAACCGCTTGAGCGTAACTTACAGCTTCTTCTCTTAGGCGCTCAGCCGCTTCGCGTTGCCTGCGCTCTTCGTTTTGCTCGTATCGAAGCTTGTTTATACGTTTTTGTACACGCTCACTGTAACCTGAAAGCTCATCGTCGTCGGAATCATCATCGGATGACTCTACTTTGGGTGCGCGACGATCTTCTTCCGGGCGGTCATCAACAATCTCTAGCTCTAACTCCGAACTAGAATCAGCCTCCTCGTTATCCTGAGATCGGCCAATAGTTGTCTTGACACCAAAAAACTTTTCTTCGGCAGAAGACTCTTGAGTCTCCACTGCTTCTTGAATTTCACTCATACCTTCACAATCCCCCGTGGATCTTCTACAACAGCTTCAACACTATCGTCGTTAATCAAGCGGAACTCTTTGTTGTGAACCTTAAATCTGGTTCCAGAATAAGACCGCATTAATATAAAATCGCCCTCCTTGCAGGATGGGCCGGACGGGAATCGCTGTGAGTCGCTGTAAGCATCCGGGCCTAAAGCCAAGACCATACCTACGATTGACCCTATTTCTTCATTGTGCAGCGTTTCAGTGGCTTTAATTATGCCACCAGCCGTCTTTTCTTCGGGTTCAGGTAAAGCAATAAGTATTTTATAGCCTCTCGGTTGAGGCAATTGCTTTGCTTTGCGTGACTGCTCATCTTCTTGCGAGCTTGTGTCATCGTTTATTGCTAATGATTCGCTCATTAGTTTTCCTTTGCACTGGAAAAAAGCGTCCAGAGTCGCTTGCACCGCTTATGCGGAGTAATCTTCCTCAGCCTTAGCTTGCATATCTAAAAGCTCTCGCTCTGCAATCGCTAAGCCTTCAATAATTCCTACACACTTTGAGTATTCACTATAATCTTTACACGCGCCACCACTGATGTGGTCTGCGTACTCGTTCATCTGATTACGCAATGCTTGCCTGTAATACTCAAAACTGTTCACAGAGGATACACTATTCACCCTGCAAGTCCTTAGCTATTTCTCGGCCAATCTTAAAGCCTTCTAACTGCTCTTTGGATGTAATTCGCTTTTCCTCTAGCTCTTCGCGTGAGTTATTTTCAGAGATGCTTGCCGCCAGCTTGGCTTGAGCTATGCGGTTTTCCTGATCAAGCCTTTGTCTTTGTATCTGTGAGTTGTCTGCGGCCTTCTGCATATCAAGCTGTATTTTAGCCATTTCGGCTTGTGCTTTGGTTTGAGCTTGCAACTCTTTGATTTGTAACTCTTTTTGCTGCATTTGCACGATAGGATCTTGCGCTTGCTGCTGGGCTTGCTTGGCTTGTGCCTCTTGCTGATTCCTGCCTGTGAGCTGTTCAGCCGCAGGAGCAACCAGTCTGGATATACGATACTCAATATCCTCTGGTAATGGGGTATCAGGCGGCGGCAACTCGACACCAAGCTGCTTTTCGATCTCCATCCTGTACTGGAACGCCAAGTGTTCTTGTATGTGTGCAGCGAGAGAAGCCCCTGCCTGCTTGGCATTGGGACTCTTTGACATGATCTCCATAATCTTGGGATCTTCTATTAAAGACCTGTGAGCCATTATGTGTGCCTCATGGTCTTGGTAGATGAACGCCTTAACAGGTTCGCCGTTAATTATGTTCATGTTCTCTGAAACTGGGTCTGTAGGCTGCATATCGCCCTCTACAGGCACAATCTTGTCTGCATCCCTAATGTTCAATATCTCAAGCATCTGCCTGTGCAGGAGCGGCATATCGTACATATCAGGCGATTGTTGAGCCAACTGAAGCGCAGCTTGATACTGCATAATCCTTTGAGCCATCGTTCCTGCGTTTGGATCGCTAACAGGTATGATGTCCACACGGTCATCAAAGTCCTCGCGGGTTAACGCTGGCCCTTCTTCGTCGTATGGGTACTCTTGAGGCCCAAAATCTTTTACTACATTCGACAAAAGACGCAGTTCAGTACGCATGGAGGCGTGTAATCGCGCTTGAACCGCGCTCATCACCTTCATTGACCGTTCCATGATCGCCAATGTGGTGCCGACAGGCGCTTCTGCGTTCATATCTGCCGCTTTTACGTCAGCAGCAGAGGCAAAACGGCGTCCTTCCTCTACGATATCGCCCATAAGCTGGTATAAAACCGTGCTTGGCTCTTTGTAGGGCAAAAATCGGATATTATCTTGGATTGTGCCGCCCGGAACGTCCACATCTCGGAACTCTCCCGGCATAATTGGCGTGTCATCGCCTTTAATCCGCAATCCTCTAGATTTTAGGCCGCCCGGAAGGTTTGCTAACGTGCCAGCGTCCACAAGTTGGCGCAACAAAGACGTTGCAGACTTAGCTAAGCCGCCAATCATGTGAAT